TCTTACTACTGACTACGCAAGCAAAAGTGGGCTTACAATGGCAGAGCTACAAAGTGGTGATATTTACTCACTTGCAGTTGATGTTAAACTTTCACCAATTACAGTTTTATTTATATCAATCGCATAAAACTAGCAACACGTCAAGTCATTTGGCTTGGTGCATAAAAATAAAATAAAAAAAGGTAGATCAAATGAACAAAGCAGTAAAAGCATTATTAGCAGTGGCAATTATACTTGCTGAAAAGCACGGTGAAAACAGTGAGTTAAAAACAGGTATCGAGGCTTTACAGGCACTTGGTGAAAACGCAACACACTCAAATAGTGAGTACACATCACTAAAAGCAATTACAGATGCAATTGAAGTTGCAGATGGCAAACCAAATGCAGGTGATGATGCAAAAGAGCCAACACGAACACCAAATCCAAAACAAAAAAAAGACACAAAAAAAGACACAAAAAAAGTTGAAGATGCTGGTGAAGATGTGAGATACAAAATGGATGGTATTCGCATGATTGGTTCTAAGTATTACAGCAAAAAAGATGGGTACAAAGAAAGTTTTGGCACAGCAGTTGAATGTGCAAAAAAATTCAATGACAAAAAAGAAGTAAAGAAGTAAATCATGGCAATATTATTTGTACCACACATAGAAGCTAATAATGAAATTGCAAATAGTTACTTAAGTGTAGCAGATGCAGATGATATTATTTTGAAGCAAAGCAACAGTGAAGAATGGGGTAGTTTAGACGAACCAACAAAACAAATGTTGCTTATGCAGTCAAGTTTGGCAGTAGATGGTGCAATGATGTATCAAGGTGAAAAAACATCATCAAATCAAATCTTAAAATTTGCTCGTGATGGACTTCTTGCATTGCCACAAAACATAAAATTTGCAACAGCAATGATGGCATTAGATTATAGCAACGGTGAAGTGTTCAAAAACATCAAAAGAGAAAAAATCTCTAAACATGAAACAGAATATTTTAGTAATAGCGATAATTTAACCAACGGTGCAGTAAATAGTGGAATAATCGCATTTTTAACACCACTTAAAGCAATAACAATAAAAATCAAGAATAGCAATAGTTATGGATAATAAAAGACTTATTCGCAAGTATGGCGAACCAATATTAATTGATACAATAGACACAAAAGCATATTTTGAAGAAAGCAGAAAATCTTACTACTTCAAAAAAAGTGTTGTTTATACATCATTTGATGTTGAAGTAATCCATACTTTAGAAGAAATCTTGCTTGATGATGTTTTGGTGTTAAAGGGTGAAGATTTTGGTGTGCTTGAAACAAAGCCAGTTTTTACAAGTGGTAAATTGTCTTATGTAGAAACAGTTGCATATAAAGATGATTTCGACAAAGATATTCTTATCAAAAAGCAATCTATAAACACAACAGGTTGTAATTTACCAAATGTAAGCACAGATGCACCAATAAGTGCAAAAGCTAGAATTAAAACAGTTAAACCAACGGAATATTTACAATATGCATTGCAAGGTGCAAAAGTACCAACACACATTATTGTATTAAAACATATTGATGGAATTGGCACAAGTGATTCAATTGAGTGGGGTGCAAGAGGTTTTGAAGTTTTAACGATTGAAAATATCAATGAAACAGATACTCTTTTAGCCTTTAATTGCATAGAGGTGTTGCAGTAATGTTTAAATTAGATTTTGATACATTTGCAAATAAAGCATTAAGTAAAATTGGTGATGTGCTTGTGGATCAAGCACAAGATAATATGCAAAAAGTGTCAATGGGCAAAGCTTACATCATAGGTGGTAAAGTACATATTGCAAGCAAGAGAGGTGATACAGCAAACAATATGAGTGGAGCATTAAGCAAAACAATAAGATTTGAGATACAAGGAAAAATACTTGAATTTGGAGCAGGTAATAAAAAAATCAACTATGCAAAATTTATTGAAAATCCAAATGGATTGAATAGACCAAATTATACTAAATCAATACTGCAAAGTAAAGATGAAATTGATAAAATAGTGCAGGTTGAATTAATGAACGCAATGAGGTGGAAGCAATGATTGAATTGATTATAAAAAAGATTATGGCAAACATTGCACAATACACACAGCTTTTTGACCTTGAAACAACAAGCACAACTTGTGACACTATAAACAACACAATTACAATTGCAGGTTTAGATGGTGAATATGTTTTAAGTGGTGGTGTTGATAGTGTTGCAAGCAAAGGGTGTTTAAATCAAATGCTTAATTTTGCTGGTGGTGTAGCAACAACAGATTGTTATTTTGGTGATACAGTAAACACAGTTGATGTGGTAACACACAAAGTAAATGTTGGTAAAGCAGTAAAAAGGGAAGTTGCACTTGAAGTGATGGTTGATGATGATATTGGTAATGTGTTAATTGTGTATTGGGAAAGCACGCAAAACACACAAACGACTTACAAATACACCATTAGTGAAGATAAGCACACAATGTTGCAACAAAGATTTGGTGTAATGCTAAAAATTAAAGCAACACAGATGGAAGCAATTGGCGGTTGTCAAGCACTTGATAAGATATTGATAAACAGTGTAGTTGAAATTGATGATGAAGATGTGACACTAATAAGATTTGACAATGTAAAAGATAGATTTTTTGCAGGGAAATCTTATTGTGTTGATATGGGCTT